TCCACAAGGTGCTGAGTGCCTTGATCAAGATGGTACATCGTCTTGAGGGCCAAGAGTCTTGGATTGCGGTACGCTCCATGCGAAGAGATGTAATACCCGCAAAAGCTAGGCCTAATCGTGTACTCAACCTTGGCCACAGTCAGGAAATGCTTTCGAATGCGGAGCCAAAGAGGTGAAAGAACCAGTCGCTTGTTGGCACTCATATCATCGCCACCTACTGCCAGCGGAACTCCTCGGGGCAAGTTGTACATGAGGATGGTCAAAGCCAGGTTGTAATAGGTATTGAAGTCATAAGTACCCGGCTCACCCGTGTCACGTCCTGTTTGCTTGAGTCCAATGACGGAAGAAATGATATGAGTCTTCCAGAATAGGTAGAGCTCGGGCAGAGTGCGGCAGTCGCTCATGAACTGGTCGAACAAGGCTATGTGCGCTCGATCCAGACCAAACTGAGCCATCAGCTTTAGCTCGATTCCCAAACTATCGCCACGCTGAGTAGAGTCGAAATTCTCCAAGTCACTCTCAGTACTCTCCTGATCAACCCAATGCTCTCGAGCCCACTTGTCAAAGTCATCAGCCGTCTTTTCACAGTTGCAATACAGCTCAGCCGGGAACTTGTGCATGACTTTGCAGCGGAGGTAGCGGACCATTGGACCAAAGAGCAAAACCACGGCATCGTGGCAAGTGGCTAAACTTTGGCCGGCCTTCGCGGGTTTACCCAAAGTCTCAAGCTTTGCCTTCAGTTGTGACTTAACGAAATGATCGACAAAGTTAAACTTCCAAAATGGATCTCCGCGCTTTGTGTTGTTGAGCAAAGTTTGTTGAGTCTTGGTCGTTAACTTGCGGAACTCAGTTTCGTAGATGCATTGCTCAAACAACTCAAGGTCGAGACTCTCAGGAAGCCTTGGGAAGTTCAGGTAACCAGCCAAGTGATCGAATAAGATTTGAGCCTTCCAATCGGAATTGTGGAGGTCCGCCAAGTTGTCGTCAACTGAGCCAGGGGAAAGTCGCTTCTTGATGGTGACTGGGAAAAGTACTGGGTCGCTGCCCCTCTGGTTTGGAAATAGCTGCTCTGTTGGCATTCCAGAGGGATTGTGTCTCTCAACGAAACAGCTGGTCATCCCGGCGTCAGTCAAAACTTCGCGCTGCTCTCTGTAAGTCAAACCATCCAAAGCTTGATCTAATATCCTGGCTGGATCGGCCCTTGGTAGATGCGTGCGCTCAATCGACCTGGGTTCGTTGCTTTCCAATGGCTTGCATGAGGGCTCCATCACATAAGTCTCCTTGTTGAGCAAGACTTCAAGTGTGGGTGGGGCGCGATCAGTCCAACAGGGTTCGGTAGTCGCCTGGCCATTAGCACGTGTAACGCTAGAGGCTGATGAGAGCGCCTGTCGCATATTGCGAACACGAGACACCTTGGTGTGACTGGCTGCGCGCTTCGCTGAGGTGTCCGCGAACTTCTTCGGGTCCATGTAAACCAAGTTGAAGGCGGCGAGTTGTCTGTTGAAGAGAGCGCGGAAGTCTATTGGTCCAGTGAGGCCCATGACGGCTTTGACATCAGCCCGTGTGTTCAGCAAACTAAGGTAACCAGGCCCGTATGACTCAACCAGAATCAGGTGATGAGTCACTCGTCCCACTGCGCTGTAAAAGTCGCCAGCTGTTTGTTGCTGTAGCATGGTTGATGTCACCATTATCTGAGCCGTGTGGTAAGTTGCGCCCTGGGAACCACCTACATTTCGAGCGTTGTTGCCTTGGAAGTTCAAGTTGCCTGTCTCACCGTTCGTAGCCGCGATGATCGGGTACCTGCTGTCCACCTGCGTGGTGCGAGAAACTCGGCCTTTGACTGGACTCGTTGTGGGGATGCCGTACGCAGCAGCGATGACTTTTGGGGACCTGTGTGTCCAAAAGCAGTAATCTCCTCCCAACCGTGCGAAACAGCGCTCTGCCTCATTGGTGGCCTCATTCAAACAGCTGTCTGCATTCGGGTTGTTAAACCGACTCTGCACCGTGTCACCAAGAAGAATGACGTGTGAGATGCTAGGCTTAAGAATGCAAAACAGGTCAACGTAGCCTGGAGGGAACAAAGAGAGCTCGTCGATGATCAGGACTCTAGCTGTGCGGGTGAGAGCCTGCTCAAACGTGTTCAAGGCGTAACCACCTCGGTTTAGTTGCAGGTCGTCGGCCCAATCTTGTCGGATCAGCTGTCGTGGCGCTGACATCAACCACACGCCCTTGCAAGCTTGCCACGCTCGGTTCTCCTTTAGGTACTCCTTGAGCGGGGCAGACTTGCCGCAACCAGCGCAACCAGTGATTCCGCGCATGCTCACCACTCTTGAAGTGAAATGCTCATGTACTGCGTCCATGGTCTGCGTGAAATTCTGCTCGTAACGCTTACCCTCTAACTTTTTGATAGTTCCAAAGGTGTCGTTTTTGAATTCACGAACTAACTGCTTGCAGCTTTGCTTCTCCAGAGTGACATCTTGCCAATTTCCCAAAATAGGCTCGTCGTGTTCGCTCAAAAAACTGTCTAGCTCAGTGAGGAACCTTGTGAGTAATGGGTTGGGGGCAACGCGTTCCTCTGCCAAACCTTTCAACTTGACCGGTGCGGCACCAGTGAACTCCCAGTGAGGCACTCCATCTTCCTCAGTGAGAGTGAAGATGTACTGCTCCCCTGTTTTGATTCCAGCGTGTTTTGGCACTCCGGGTAACTTGGTGCGAAGCTGCGCGCCGAAGCCTAAGAGTAGCCCCGCTGCGTGGATTGACCGTTCATCAAGTCCGGGGGAGGGAAGTAGGTCAACTGTGGCGCTCTGAGGCAGTATCGCACAAATTGTCGACCACACCAGACTGGCTTGCAATCCGGTTGCCTTGGTGATGGCATTGACGAGACAAGTGTTGGGAGTAGCGCCGACCTGTGTATTGCCGCGGTTGATCACA